GTTTGCGTTTTGCCGCCTATGTAGAACGTTAACTTTTTACCCTCTTTTTTAATTAATGAGCTGCCAATATTAGCGCATTTAACCGGCTTGCTACCCTTTGCCGTTGTAGACCCTCCGTAAACGTATACGGTCGCTTTGGTGTCTTTAGTCGTCTTTAGGATATTAGCGCCGGCAATTAGTGTATTGCTCGAGTCATATAAAAGCGCTTGGAAACAACCAAATTGCGCCTTTGTCGCCGCAAATTCATGCCCAAATTCAAACTCGAAGTCTGTATCTATTGTAGTGTCTGTTAAATTATGCCTAATTGACGGCCCGTGATATTTTGTATTCGACCCGTACGCCGTCGGATAAGTCCAATAAACAGATCCTAAACTGGATAGCCCGAGGTTGCCCGCCTCAACGTAATTTGTACTTAGCATTGCAGCGTCGTTAAGGTTCCACCCGCTTAACGTCTTAAACTGTTTATTTAACGGTTCCTCGGCCGGTGTAATCTCGGCCCAATCCGTCTGCTCCGGATCGCCAAACTGTAAAACGGCCCCGTTTGTTTTGGCGTAACCGATATAACCGCACTCGCTTGTATCGGTCTGGTCGCCGTTTGCGTCGTACGTTGCCGGAAACTCGGCTATTAACTTGGGATACGATTTATACGTACCGTCGTAGTTAACGTTAAACGTACCGCCGGCGGCCGTTTCGGTGTACTCCGTAACGGAATATTTGAACGGATCCGCGCATAGTATTTTATATGTTCCGGACCGTGAGAATTGCGCCTCCTCGACCTCTGCCGGTGCGGTAATTGATCCTATTACGTACTTGTCCGGTTCGCCGTTAAAAATAATTTGTGCATTGTCGACATTCAAATACTGGCACAAAATTAAATAACGTTCTTGAAACTCGAGCCAGTTATCCGCGTCTATAAAGTAATCTACTTCAATTTCGCGCGCCGGATAACGGCTAAAAGAAAAGAGCGAACCGTCGGCCCGTTCTTTATCTGTTAGCTCTATGCCCTTTTCGAGTAGGTAGCGCCCGCGCGTGTTAATGGTATGATACCCCGGGACGACATCTTCGAAATACGTACCGTTACAAGTAAACGCGCTTTGTGTTAGTTCGTCTCTATTCATGTTTTTATACTCCTACGAGCCCAAGTTTTCGGGCTTGTCTCGCCTGTAATTGGTTAACGGCTGCGTTTGTATATGGTGCTTGTACTTGGGCGATCTTTTGGCCGTCCAGGTTAATAACAACTTCAGTATTGACCGCCTGTAAAGCTCCGACGACCGCCGCTGCAAGTCTCTCGTAATCTACGCCGCCGCCGTCGAAATTCTCGGCGATAGCGGACGCGAACGGCTGCATTGCCCGACCCGATAATGGTATAATGCCCTCCGGTCCGGCCTCACCGTAACCGATAGCCGAAACGGTCGGACTATCAAATATAGCGCCTTTTTTATACCACTTTACGGATAAGTGCGGAACCGTCATATTTTTCAGGCTAAATTTTCCGGATAACTTGAAATGCGGCAGCTTGATCTTCGGAAAGCTCAATTTTCCGGATAAGATCTTCTTTAATTTCTGGATCGCCGTTTTGACAAAATTAACGGCCGTCCTAATAGGCGAGGTTATTTTTTCTTTGATCGACGCCCATACGGAGGCTGCCGTCGCCCTGATCGAGTTAAAGATCCCGGACAATTTATTTTTTAATTGCGCGAACGCCGACCCGACGGCCGCCTTTATCTCCGCCGCCTTTGCCTTTATTTTGTCCCAATTCTTATAAAGCACAACGCCAATAGCTACGAGCGCCGCAATTATCGCCAGGACGATACCGACCGGACCGGCCAGCGCACTAAACGCCGCTCCTATCGCCGGTAATATCGTCATAATAGAACCGATAGCGCTAATTAACGAGCCTATAAAGATAAGCAGCGGCCCGCCGATCGCGAGCAACGCCGTAACCGCTACGGCTATTTTCGCTACTATAGGGTGACCCTCTATAAATGCTACTATGGTTTCGATCGCCGGCAGCACGTTATTATTTAGAAAGTCCGCAAGCTGGCCGAGGACCGGCAACAATGCCGCGCCGAGACGTTCGCCGAAATCGCCCAACGAGTTTTTTACTTGCTGGAGTTTTCCGGCGTCCGTTTTGGCAAATGCTTTATTCATGTTGCCGACGTTTTGAGTTACGACCTCCGCAAGTACGGCGGCGCGTTCTTCTTCGGTGCCGGTCTTTAATATTTCGGCCTGGGCGTCCGTAAACGAGATCCCTACACGTTTAAGCGCTCCGGTCTGGCCTTGCATCGCTTTGCCAAAAAGGTTAGCAATGTTTTTAGCGTCGTCCGCCGTTGCATTGTAACCCTTTTGTTGAACGAGCAAGTTATCCATTGCCGGCAGCAATTTATTGACCGTTGCCGGCATTTTGGCGAACGTTGCGAGCTGCTGCGCTCCGGATAACGTTACTTCGTCGCCGATAACGCCCTCTTTTTGTAGTGCCGTCGCTACTTGCATAGTAGACTTGGCGGCCTTTTTATTTACGCCCATACGGGTTTTATAAATCTCAATGAGCTTATTTTCGGCCTGTTCTTGCGTCTCTGTTAAGCCAAGCAGCTTTTTACCGGCTACAATCATAGCCGCCGCGCCAATGGACGCATTTACTCCGGCGGACCGTAAACCAGCGCCGGCCGATCTAAACGCGTTGCCCATGTTTGTAATATTGGCGTATTTCGTCGCGCGTAATTGCCCGTTAAAGTGCTTTAACTTGCTCTCGGCTTGTATGATCTCGCGCCGTACGCGTTGAAACTCCGCCGACGTTTTGCTGACGCCCTGGGCTTTTAACTGGCGTTCTGCGTTTTTGAATTGCCTTAACTCTTTTTCGGTCTGGTCTACTTTCTGTTTTAACAGTCCAAATTTTTGCTGCAACAGTTCCGCGTTTCGCGGGTTAAACCGTAACGCCCTGTTTACGTCTTTTAACTCTTTGTCGACTTGCTTACTTTCGCTTTTAATCTTACTAAGCGCCTTATCGAGCTTTGTAGTCTCGCCGCGAAATTCTATTGTTATTCCTTTAATGTTACCGGCCATTTAATCACCTATCCAAAAAACGCGTTAATTTCGCTCTGGTTCGCGCGCCGTTTCGTGCCGTGTTTTTCTTCGTACTCTGCGCGCCTCTCTGCGGCCTTTTGACGGTCGTTATATGCTATGCAATAGTCTACGGCCTGGCCGAGCTTTAACGCCTTTATATCAGCAAAATTTAACCCTCGTTCGGTACACGCGAGGATAATATCGTCGAGCTCAAGTTCGGTTGAAGCGTCTTTATCCGACTCTTCAACCTCTCCAAGTTTTTTGACGATACCATGCCGTCGATCATTAGACCGACGACCTCCGGAGCTACGACGTCGACCGGGAACCGCTCAAATCCTTTTACCCACTTTTCAGGCTCCGGGATAGATCCGTCCGCCGTTTTCGCCATAGCCCATGTTATATTGATAAGGTCCGCAAGTTCGAGTGTGCTCAAGTGTACGACCGCGTCTATTAACGCGTCACTTTTCGCGACCTCTAAAAGTTCCTCGACGCCGACCTCGTTAGTTTCTCCGATTGTCTCTAATAGCTCTTTGGCTATATCAATACCGCCTACCAAAATAGGCAAAAATACGGGTAAAATATCCCGTCCGAATTGGTTGCGGTATTCCAGGGCCCACCCGACGTTGTTATCGAGTGCGACCTCTTTATTTTCTATGTTTATGGTTTTTCTCATAACTTGACCTCCTACAAGAAAAAAAGGCGAACCGTAACCGGCCCGCCTTACTCTTTTAGCTCTCGCTCTCAACCTCCGGGACGGTCGGATTGTCGAACAGTACGCTATATTCTGCGTCGTCCGGCTTAAACGTTGCCTTTGTAGCGCCTGACGGTCTATCGCCTACGCAAGTAATACCCAGCGTTTCGGTTGCTGGCTCTTTGCTATCCTCGATCGTGTTATACTCTCTGCCAATGACGCCAAGCGAACAATTATAAAAACAAGCTCGCCGTTTTTCTGCGTCGCCCTCAATCTCAAACGCAATGCAAACCTTTGGTTTAACCGCGCCTTTTACCTGGGCAATACCGCCGTTTTGCAGCGCCTTATATCCCATAAAACGAGTCTTGAACGCGTCGTCAAACTTCGCTACCGTAAGATCTCCCTCGAACGGTCCCTCGGTGTACTCGCTCCAGAAACTGATATTATCGGCATAGAAAACGTTATTTTCTGAGTCCTGTTCTGGCGCGAACCCGACGGCCCCGTACTGGTGGTACGGTTCGCCAAAAGTAACGTTTTCGCCGTCGTCGACGTACTCCCAAATATGGAGGTTGCTAATACCAAATTCAACCTTGTTATTTGCCATAACTTAAAGTCCTCCTAAATTACATAATAAATAACGAAAACGCCCTCCTCTTCGATAAAGACGTCCTCGCTCTTTTCGTATAGATAACCGTTGTCGAGGAGCGTTTCCTCTATATCGGTTTCTAATGTTTCGTTTTTTTCCGTGAAGTAATACTCTACCTGGTAACTGTTTTCCCGGTGGTAGTGCGTATTGTCTGCATCAAAAGTATTTTGCCCCTGGCCAATATATGCTATATACGGCGGCTTAACAGGGTTATTTTTGTCTCTAAAATGCGAGTATACGCACGGTATACCGATAGTCTGTAATGTTGCGTAAATGCCCATTATTCCAGCTCCCTTTTAATTTCTTCGGGCAATTCCCCGTTTGCCCATTGTTCGACCGGTGCAATATGCTTAATAGCCGGAGCGCGTCCATACGTGCCTTTACCGTTAACTATCATGTGCCCATTTTCGAGCAAGTGCGTAAGCTGGTAGTCGGTTCGATTGTGTACCGTAATAATATTAATACGGTTCGGACCTCTGGACCTTTTAAGCCCCCAGCCTTTTGCATAGTCTCCGGTCTTTTTAGGCGACGTACTTTTTAACTTACGTACGGCCTCTTTGCCTACGACGTCCATAGAATTATTAGTAGCCCTGGCGACCTCTTTACTGTACTCGTCCAGTACGTCTTTCATTTGCACGTAAAAACTATCCATTAGCTGCTACTCTCCCCGGGATCCTCCGGAACAATTCCACTATTAACGCGTTCCTCGCAAATTAACGATATGCCGTCGCGTTGTGCGCTCCAATCGACCCGGACGACGCTATACTCGACGCCCTCATACTCGAGGACCTTTTCGCCGTGATAGTCGCCCTTGTTTGTCAAGTACAGCGTTAACGACGGTTTAAGGCC